TCATGGCAAGATACATGGACAGGAAGACCTGTTGAAACAGAAAGAAAAAATGTAGGTACATATAAGAAAAGAGGTGGTCATGGTTGGAGAGTAATTGCAAAAGAAGAAGTAACTACTGCTCAACAAGTATCACAAACAAGAACAGGAATTAGAGCAGTTGCTGTACCTGAAACAGTAAGAACATCTATCGGTGATAGAGTTGTTTCAGTTGCATTTGTTCCTTTTATTAGAAGTAGAACATTAACATTTACTGCAACAAGATTAAAACCTAATACAAGAGTTTATCCATTCTTTGATAATATAGACGTTACTGCATATGTAACTCCAGACGGTGGTGCATTAGGTGGTAATTTAGTTACAGACGCTAATGGTAAGGTTGAAGGTACATTTGCAATACCTGATCCTAAAACAAATTCAAATCCTAGATGGAGAACAGGTCAAAGATTATTCAGATTAACAAGTTCATCTTCAAACAGTTTAACAAACGCAAACGTAGAAACGGCTGCAAACGTTGAATATGTTGCAAGAGGTCTATTAGAAACAGTAAGAGAAACTATTATTTCAAGTAGAGAAGCTCGTGTAGAGATGAGAAGTGTAACAGAAAGTCAAAGTATTACTAGAACATCCACAAGAACGGAAGAAAGACAAGTTGGTTACCATGACCCACTTGCTCAAACTTTCTTAATTGATGATGAAGGTGGTGTATTCTTAACATCTATTGATATATTCTTTAGTACAAAAGACGCTGCAATACCAGTAACAGTTCAAGTAAGAGATGTTGTAAATGGTTATCCAGGTCAGAAAATATTACCATTCTCGGAAGTAACTTTAAATCCTAGTGCTGTAAATACAAGTACAGATGGTACAACTGCAACTAAATTTACATTTGCAAGTCCTGTTTACATACAATCAAACGTAGAGTATTGTTTTGTTGTAATGGCAAACTCACAAGACTACAATGCTTATGTGGCAAGAATAGGTGAAACATCTTTAGATACAAATAGAACAATATCTGCTCAACCATATGCTGGTGTATTATTTAAATCACAGAATGGTATGACATGGTCTGCTGAACAAAATGAAGATATGAAATTCAAATTAAGAAGAGCAGAATTTAGTAACGTAACTGGTACAGTTACATTAACTAACGATACATTAGGAACAAGAACACTTAAAAATAATGCTTTAAGAACAACAAATGGTTCTGGAGTAATTAGAGTATTCCATCCTAACCATGGTATGCACGGTACAAGTAATAACGTAACAATTGCTGGTGTACCTAGTGGTGATCACAATGGTATTGCTCATAGTGATATTAATGGAACATATACATCTATTTCAAATGTAACTTTAGATAGTTACGATATTACAACTTCTGGAACTGCAACTGCAACAGGTGATGTTGGTGGTGTTGCTGTAACAGCAACTCAAAACAGATTGTTTGATGTATTAAATTTAGGTGGTATTCAAACCGTAACTTTACCTGATACTAATATAGATTTCTATGTTAGAACAACATCTGGTAGATCAATACACGGATCAGAAACAGAATTTGATTTAACAACAGCTGCAAATAAAGTTGCTGTAATAGGTAACGACAATATTGCTTTCACAGCACCTCAAATGGTTGCAAGTGAAATAAATGAAACAAACGAAACGCAAATTATAGGTGGTAAATCTTTCTATACAATATTAGAATTGACAACTGCAAATACTAAACTTTCTCCTGTATTAGATACTCAAAGAATGAGTGCCTTTACTATTCAAAACAGATTAAATAGTCCAACATCAAGTAACACACCTAATTTTGTTGCTGATACAGCAAGTATAGGTACATCATCTGCTGCTGTTTATTGTACTAAACCAGTATTGCTAGAAAACAACTCAAAAGCGTTAGACATTAGATTAACTGCAAACATAAGAGCAACATCTGAAGTTGAAATGTACTTTAGAGCTGCAACAGATGGCGACAAACTAGATGATTTGGGTTGGACACCTTTCAATACAGATGGTAGTCCAGATTCATCTATTGTACCTTCTGAAGATGATACAACATTTAAAGAATACAAATATACAGCAAGTGATATAAATGACTTTACTAACTTTCAACTTAAAATAGTTATGAAAGGAACAAATTCATCATATCCACCTGTATTAAGAGATATGAGAGGAATTGCATTGGCGATATAAGATGAGCAAATTAAGAGTAGAAGGATTTTCTGGACTAGTAAGAGATACCAACTCAAATGCCATCGTTAATGTAAACAGGACTGAATATCAAGTTTATATGTCACGTCACAAGACTAGACAAAAACAAGGTGATGAGTTAAGAGAAGCAATAAAAGAAATAAATACTTTAAAACAAGAATTGTTTGAAATAAAAAGATTAATAAAAGAGGTAATTAAAAAGTAATGGCTGCACGACAAATAACTGCTACACAAACATTAGAAGACTTTAGAACACAGTTTAATGCTCTATCGGCTACTGATTTTGGTGATATTGCTACGTTAGATTCTGGTTTAACCGCAACGTCTGTAATAGGCGCTGTTAATGAATTATACGCTGCGATTGCTGGTGCATTATCTTTTACAATTTCAGATGGCAATGGTGGTAATGAAACACTTGTAAATGGAAATACATTATCATTTAGAGGTACAGTAAATCAAATTACAGCAACGGTATCACCAACAGATACGGTTACATACTCATTAACCGATGATGTAACAATTGCTGGTGAGTTTACTGCTTCAGGCACAGGTGCTCACACATTAGGTGAGTTATCATTTACAGGCAGTACAATTGCAAGTTCAGGCTCTACTATCACAATGAGTGATGATGTAACAATGCCTGCAACTAAAACGCTAACTGTTGATAAGATTTCAAGTAATCAATCATTTGTTGATTTCGGAAGTAAAAACGTATCAACTGACGGATACTTCTACACAACATTAGCAAGTGGAGGTCTGGTATTTGAAGGAACAACACCAGACGCACACGAAACTATAGTAACCGTTGTAGACCCCACAGCAGATAGAACAATCACTTTGCCTAATGTGACAGGAACAGTTATAACTACTGGCGATACAGGTACTATCGTTGGTTCTATGATTGCAAACGACACTATAGGTGAGGCAAATATGGCTGATGACGCCATAGGGCAAGATCAACTAAAAAGTGTAGTAACCTTGCAGATTTTAAATTCTAGTGGCGTTGTTGTTAAAACAATGTATGCTGCAGGTGCATAAATAGTATAAATAAGTAAAGAGAGGTACTTACTGAAAGACGTGGTACCAGATAAAAAATGGAGAAATTATGGCAGTAAGAAAACCTTTATATGTAGATTCAGGCAATCTACGAGAGATGGACACTACTATGGTCGAACAGATCGTAGATCAGGCTGTCTATCAATATTCATTAAATCCTAGTGTTGCATTATCTGTAGTTGGATCAGGTGGTAGTTTAGGTTCAATGAACGACACAAGAAAACAAGCAGGATCATATTCAACAAGTACTACTTCATTCCCAAGTGAGGCAACAACAGCAGAACCAAGTACGGTTACAGTAACTTACGATAAAGTTTCTGAAACTAGAACAGTAGGATCGCCTACGGCAGATACTGGTAAAACATGGCCTGTGTATTACAACACATCTGGTCAGATACAAGCAATGAATTTATCGGATGTAAAAGATACATTTTTACACCCAGCAATTGATCTATTGGCTTCAGGATCAACAGGTACTCAACAAGGTGGAACTTATCACGTTTCAACAAGTGCTTCTGTTGCAGGTTCAACTGAAGTGTCTGGTGCTTCAACACCAATCTTTTCAGATACAAGAGCAGATACATCTTTATATACTGCTGGTGGTATTCCTGAAGCGCTTGACCAACCTACAACAGTTACAAACTATTACTTACATAGAATTGATGGTTCTCAAATTACATATACTGAACCATACTTTTTAGATGGTTCTAATAACATCAAAGAATTTACAACATCTGCTTTTGATACATTGTTACAAGAATGGATGAAGTACACAGCAGTATCATCTGCTGATGGTTATTCTTTAAGTTATAACATTGGTACTTCTGGTTCTGGTAATACAAGAGGTTCTGGTATGGGTGATACTATATTAGATGGTTCTGGTAACTATCAACAATTGTTTGTAAACGCTGATGACTATAGAGCACAGGAATTTCCAAATGGATCTGCAACTACAGCTGCAACATATTATTTAAGAATATATAAGTCTTAATAGACTTATAAATTATATTATGAATTATGAAAATATTATTAACAGGTAGTGAAGGCTTCATAGGTCAACACTTAAATAAATTCTTAACAGATCAAAAACACGAAGTAATTTGTCTGGACAAAAAAACAGGCAATGATTTACTTACTTGCGACTTAAAATATTCTGTAGATTTAGTTATACATCTCGCTGGTTTATCTGGCGTTAGAGATAGTTTAGATAAATCGGAAGAGTATTGGATACAAAATGTAATCGCAGGTCAAAGACTTTTTGATTTTTTCAAAGATACAAGAATCTTATACGCAAGTTCATCAACAGCACACGAACCTTGGAAAAATCCATATGCAATGAGTAAATATGCTTTAGAGCGTATTGCTCCTGCAAACAGTATGGGTATGAGATTTACAACCGTGTATGGTCCTAATGCTAGAGAAACAATGTTGATACCAAGAATCTTACGAAATGATGTTCCTTATATCAACACAAATCATAGTAGAGATTTTATACACGTTGACGATTTAGTGAGAGGGATAGATACTTTAATTAAATCAAATTTAAGAGGTGTAACAGATTTAGGTTCTGGTACTACAAACAATCTTGTAGAGTTAATTGAATACTTTGGAATTAATTGTAAACGTGTTGTGGGAGAACAAAACGAAAGATTGAATAACCTTGCTGATAATACACTACTAAATAAAATAGGTTGGTCACCTAAAATAAACTTATATGACTATATTAAGGAGAACAAACATGTTAACTGAAGAATATTTAAAAGAACATTTTATAACTGCTCATTTTTGTGACAATGAAAGACAAAACATTGAGATATTAATGACAAATGAAGATAAGACAGCAACAATACCATATTACATTCCTTTTGATGAAAATGATGTAAAATATAAAGCATTATCAACCGTTATGAATTTAGATCAATTGCATGAGGCAACGTATCAGAAAAAGAAAGACGAAAGACGAGATTTTGAAAATATGGTTTTAGAAATTGCAAAAAAAGACGGTCTAATAATGGACTCAAATAAGATTGACACTAAATTTTATCCTAGAGTAGTAGAAGCTATTTTTGGTGATGAAGAAAATTTAGATCACGTTTTTGCTTTAAAACTTGCAATATTTGAGTTAGACGGAATTAAGGATTCTAAAAAAGAAGAATTAAAGAAAAAGCTAAGACAATCAAAAACTAAAAGAGATATTATTGCTACTGCTTGTCAGATTTTAGAAAATAGTTAGAATACCAACCAGTCCAACCTTTTTCCATTATATGTTGCATTTGACCAAGTGTACATATACTATATGACAAAGGTTTATAATACAGATAGTCTTTAATTGAAGGACATACTCTTTCATACGTTTTATAGTCAATGAATTTATAGTACCATTCATCACTTCCTCTAGTGTAGGTATCCACGTAGAAAGAGTCTTGTTCTTTAAACTTATCCCATATATAAGATACATCACCAGTCCATGATACTATAGATGAGTTTAAAGGTGTGTGAGCAGGTTCTCTCCACCACGTATCATCTAATAACGTAAAATCTTTTCTTACTAGATTAGGTAACTTGTTGTAGATAATCATATCTAAATCAAAATACAGGTTCTCCCCATCTCGGAACCTATCGTACATCTGAAATTTGTTAAACCAATTACCATATAGGTCGTCTTCTATAACTTCAAAACTATCATACTTTAGACCAGAGTATTCATCTATCATATGTTTTAAGTTATCAACGTGCCATTGAGTAAACTTATTACCAAATCTACAACAAATAATTCTCATTTATCTTTCTTCCTACACCTGTAAAGTGTACTACTTTTAATTTTTCGTTTACTTCTTTATCTAATATCATAAAGTCAGTATCAAACTTTTGCATATACATTTGATTTAGTTTTAAATTTTCATTGTAGTCATCTGTATATTTCGCAATCCATTCACTAGGTGTTTTAGTTAGTTTTGCTTTATGTTCTAATATCTTCCACTTGACATAATTTTGTTCGCCATAATATTTCTTATGTACTGTTCCTTCGTTATAGAAATGTAATTGCCAGTATTCAGGATTAAGTGCAAAGTCATCCCATAAAAATTTTAAACTACCTGATTTAAACTTATAGAAACCACCATTGATACCTAGTTTGTTTTCCCACCATTGACCATATGTTACTAATTCATCATATGATACAGGATGCCCTAGTAAATCATCTATATTACTTACTATGACTTGATCTATATCCATAATGATTATATCATCATCTGGTTTCTGATATGCAAATTGAGGACTAAAGAATTTTAGTTTATGCCAATGTTTTACTATATTACTATGATGATTGTAAGGTAGGACTAAATCTGCTTTGACATCTGTATCACTTAAACATACAAACTCAAAGTCTATTGATGAGTGTTTACGTAAACTATCGTGTAGTCTTTCAACGTAATCGGGTGTGTAAAAACCATCAAAGTATACCGTACATATTTTAAGCATTAAGTCTTCTCCACACAAGATCAAAGTCTTTGTTGATAGTGTGGCAAAGTATAGTATCTTTAGGTATGAATCCTTGTTGATATAAAAAATAATGCCATTTGTCATCTAACCATTGTACAGATACATTGTTTTCTTTTATTTTAAATGAAAATAATGTTTCATTATCCCAACCAAAATATTGTAATACTTTTTTAGGGAATATATCACTGCTATTTTTTAATTCAGACATCATAGCTAAATTATCTTTAAAATTTTCAAAGTAGTTTAGTTTTACTAAATGATCTTTGTTAATACCTACGATACCTGTATTAATAACATCATTTTTAGGACTTAATCCTTTTTCTATCAACATTGCCTGAGTATTGAAATATTTTGATGATGGACTTCTTATTGTTTGTGATGTATCTGTAACTGAATCTATTTTTGTGATTTTACTATTATTGTTTAGTACAGCAATACCTTTTGTTAAATCCCACACCTCAAAAAAGTTTTCATTTTTCATAGGCACAACATCAAAATCTAAAAATAATATTTCATCATATTTCGTAGATAGTTCATACATTAAATGTATCTTATAAAAATTTATTATATTATACATTGTAAGGTATGTATATTGTTTTTTTATATTTTCTGACCATAATGTAAAGTTTGTATCATATTCATATAAAATAAAATCAGCACCAATAGCGTCAGCGTAGATTTGTTTACAAGCACATAGATCACCATAATGTTTTGCGAATTGCTCTTTAGTTCTTATGTTCATAGGTGTATCACCTGTCTTCAAAATGTTTTTATCAAAAATATCAATATCTTCTGAAGGTATATCAATATACAAACTAAAAATTACTCTTTTCATAATATTTTTCCTATTAATGTAAATCTTGTTCCTCTTTCATCATTAATTTCATCTTCAACAAGCACTTCGGTGTTTTTAGGTAATTGTGTTTTAAATTCATCGCCATTGTTTACACAATTTATATGTGTATCAATATTGAACATGTCATTTGATTGAAAGGCAAAATGTGCTGTTTTTTTCATTCTTGTCCACCATGGAACTTTACGTGTAACAGGCACACCAAATTTTGAATTGAAATATAGTGATTTAGGTCCTATAGGTCCCCATTCAGACATTGGTCGCATATGTTCACACGAAGTATTAATGAATAAATCTGTTTTCTCATATTCGTTTCTAAAATCTTTGAATATGTCATCTGATATAAAGGTAACATTTTCATAGTTGTAAAACAATTTATTTTTAGCAATCTTTATAACTCTATCGTCCATATCTATTGCTGTAATCTTTTTTACTCTAGGTGCTAATTCAGGTATTAGAATACTACCATACCAACAACCGAATATTGTTATTTTAGTTTGATCTGTTATTAAACCAAGTTTATCACAATGTTTTACAATATTCATCTTTGCGTTTAATTGAGGAGTACTAAAAGAGTCTAGTATATTATGTTCTAAATCAGGCTCTTCTTTAATAGTATAAATTATTTTTTCCAATAAATTATAATCTATATGATTATTATGTAAGCTCAATATATTTTTTAAATATTGTAATTGATCTCTTTCTATCATTTAACCCAACTTACTATATCTGATAATGGCGGACATGTGTCTAATCCCAATTGATTCTTTTTCTCTAGCCATTGCTGTCTTGTTTCTTCAGCATAACCACAACTCATCATTAATATAGGTCTTCTTTTTACCCAACTAAAACCTAAATCATGCCATTGTTTTACATCTCTTATAAAACAAATATTGTACGATACATCTAATCCTTCTTCTAATAGATAACTTGATAGATTGGTTGCAAACATTCCTACTTCTAAAGCGATATGATCTATAATTTTTTCTACGTATTCTGGATATTGCTCATCTGCCGTATGACTACCATTGTCTATCTGTTTTTGATAGAACGCATTTGGTTTATGCACAACTCTGCTATGAAATGCAAACAAGTAAGGATTAGTTCTTACATGATTGTAGTTTGGATTAGGATTCTTTTTTGCGTCATGTGTTACTTTAGATAAACCTAAAGCATTTGTATCTTTGTCAACTTGTATATGATTTCTATTAGATAAAATCCATATCTTTTCTTTCCATTCTTGTTGTTCAGGACCATAGACATTTATTCTATATGCAAACATATTATTTTTAGATGATGTTGTTATTAATGCTTTTTCTAAAGCTCTATCTATGATTTCTTTTGGTGGAACATCTTTTTTATAAGTGATAACGTGTCTTCGTTTATCTTTTAATAAGTCGTAGTGTTTCATTTTTTTATTACCCAATCTCCTATTACTAACATATTCAATGCCGTTCTCTTAAACGTTCTAATTGCATGTTGTGGTGTTTCAACAATAGGTTCCTGACAATTAAAACTTGTGTTTAACAACATAGGTATGCCTGTTATTTTGTAAAATTCATTTACTATATCATAAAATTTTTTATTATCTTTTCTATTTATAGTCTGTATTCTAGCAGTATTATCAACGTGTGTAATGCCTGGTACTTTATCAGTTTTTACTTTACATATCCTAGACATGTAAGGACTAGGACCACCTCTTGTATCAAAGTATTCTTGGTAATGTTCTTCTAATACTACAGGTGCAAATGGTCTAAAGTCTTCTCTCATTTTTATAGTGTGATTAATGATATTTTTTATATCAGGATTACGAGGGTCTGCTAATATGCTTCTATTACCTAATGCTCGATTACCACTTTCTGATTTGCCTTGAAACCAACCTATAATAGAACCATCTGCTATTGCTTGTGCTACTTCTTTATAATTTACTTTTTCTTCACCTACATAATCATACTCCTTACCAGCATACAATTCTGATTTATGTACATTTTTATTTAAGACAAAATCAGCGTGTTGATATGCACCAATGGCTTGTCCCTCATCACCAACTGCAGGTGGTACAAATACATTGTTATAATGTTTAGTAAATTCTTCATTCATATAACCATTGTAAGCAACACCACCTGCAATACATAAGTTATCACAAGTCTTTAATGGATATACATGTTCTTTTATTTTATCTAAAGTAAATCTTTGTAGTGTGTATGCTAAATCATCTACACCGTGCGTATCAACATCTATTTGCTTAAAGTGTTCTTGTTTCTTTTCAGTTATAGGACCATCAAGTATAACTTCAAAACATGTATAGTAATATCTACTAAACTTACCATATCCTACTTTACCCATAAGTTTACTTGCACCTAATGTACCAAAACCTGTAAGACCAGACATGTGATTCCATAACCAACCTATAGGTAGTTTATCTGATAGATCAATTAAGTTTTGTTCTTTATCAAAAAATACACATCTAAATTTAGAACCTATGCCATCTATCGCAAGTATATCAGATTTTTCATAACCTGAATTAAGAAACGTATAAGCAGCATGTGATTGATGATGATCTATAAAGTAAACATTATCTTTGTAATAGTGATCCCATAGTTTTTTAGGATTGTAATTAAATATCTCATCATGCCCTTTTAATATTGTACTCCACAATTCTTCTTTTGATTTTCTAATACCACCAAACGTATATGTAAATGCTAGTATGGCGTCATCTGGTTTTTTAAAGTATTGTTCAGTAAACTCATCATTCAATCTATAATCACTTACGTTAAGTATATCTGATTGATGAGCATATGCCTCAGCGTGGTAGGGTAGATTATGTTTAAATCTAGTTTCTCTTTCTCTTTGATTATGATACACACCATCATATGTATTATGATCGTGTAGATTCAAAGCAACTGCAAATATTTTATCCATTTAGCACACTCGCATATTTTGATAAAGGAAAATGACCTTTAGGCTCAACCCATTCCATACATGTTTTACAATAGTTCTCATATTTAAATAATCTAAAATTCATCATCTTATCTATATTCTCCTGTGTTATGTCAAATGTTTTTGAGTGAATTATATTATTGGCAAACTTCTTACTACAATGTACAAGTTTTCTTGTTTCAAAATTGATAACAGGAACCATAGGAAAAGCTGCACACATCTTACGATCTATTTCAGCAGCTTGTTTGTGTACGGCTGTGACATCATCTTTATTAGGTGTTCTACCATTAAATGATTTCCACATTGTATTTTTATGATTTAACTTTTTCATTTCTTCAGGAAACTTATCTTTGTATTTAAAGTAATTGGGTGTTTTTACACATAGATTATAATTGTTATAATCATTTGGTTGTATAAAACCGTAAGGTTCTAATTTATCTAAATTACCTAGTTTTTTAATACCGTCTTCGTAAAAATCTAATATGTTATGTTCAATATAAAGTATATCAGGATCTTTTAGTATATGTGGATATCTTTTACGTACAAAAGAGTTTGATAGTACTGAACATACGTGATTAGGTCTGCTTTTAACTTCAGCAATTACATCATCTAAATTTTTAATTAGTCCTGGTTCACCACCTAGAAGACAAACACGTATCTTATAGTTTTTTAAATAGTCTAGTGTTTGTTTTAGGAAGTCAATATCAACTGTCAAGTTTCTCATCTCTAAAGTATAACTTGTACAGTAATGACAATCTTTGTTACAAGACATAGACATAAAAAAATCTATGGCTAAATAATTCTGTTGTATTTCTTTTAACGTTATCATCTATTATCAAATTTAGTAAAAAATAATTTATTAAATGCTATTAGTAATTGTTCCTTTGCTAATGTTTTAAATCTTGTTTGTTTAAATAAAAAGTCTTCTCTTTCATAAGCCTTTTCTATAAGATACTCGTAAATATCTTCATTGTGTTTTTCTAGTAATGCTCTATCTAAAATTATATCATCACCAAACAACCACTTTGATCTCTTTACAAATTTAAGCAACCTTTGAGGTATCTTATCTGTTATATCAATCATATTATTGTTATCATCTACATAACAAAAACTAGTGACATTTGGACTTATAATTATTTCATTCATATTGTTGCCATTATAATATTACATGTATTATCCACCTCATTATCCGTTAAATATGGATGAATAGGTAATGTTAGTATTGTATCACATATTAACTGGGAATTCAAGCAGTTATCTTTTCTATGTATGTGTGTTTTATACAAGGGGTTTTCTGATATAGGTATAGGATAATGTACATTAGCGTTAAGTCTTTTCTTTAGTAAATCCCTTGTTTCTTTGTTTTCTAATCTTATGACGTATTTGTGATAACAATGATTTACAACCTCATCAACATGTGGTATAATTACAGGTAGATTTTTTAAATTGTTAGTATATCGTTTTGCAATTCTAAAACGTTTATCTTGCCATTCGTGCATTTTATCCATTCTATGACTAATAAACTCAGCATTGATTGCTAACATTTTAGAGTTGTATCCTAACACATCACCGTTGCCGTGTCTTCTTACTTTTCTTAAAAATTCTGCTTGTTGTTTACCATCTAGTAAAATAGCACCACCACCTGATATACCTGCAACAGGTTTATTTGCATTGAAACTCAATGTTGCAATATCGCCAAATGTACCTGCATATTGACCATTTCTACTTGCACCAAATGATTGACAGGCGTCCTCTATGAGTGGGATGTTTTTTTCTTTACAAAAGTTTTGTATTTCTGTCATGTCAGATATATTACCAAATAAATGAGGATATACAATTGCTTTTGTTTTGTCTGAATACATACGTTTAATACTATCAATTGACATATGATTTGTTTTTGGATCAACATCACAAAATACGGTTGTTGCACCATTCATTGCTACACATGACGCTGAAGATATCCATGAGAAGTTTGTAACTAACACTTCATCGCCAGGTTTTATAGCATATGCCATAAGAGCATATTGTAAAGCGTCTGTACCACTAGCACAAGCAACGACATACTTTCTATTGATAAGTTTTTGTATTTTCTTTTCTAAAAACTCAATGTTTCTTTCATTTTCTTTTTGCATAACATTATCAAAAAGTTTTAAATATTCGTCTTTGTTTGCTAGATAATCTCTATCCCAACCTGTCATATAATAACCTCGCTATTTCTTCATGCCCTTTTTTACTAGGGTGTTCATCAATTTTACTTATAGTATATCCATTTATATCTAAAAATTTAAAAAAATGTAATTTTATTAAAATATTTAAATTATTAGCTTTTGAATATCCTATAAAATTATCAATATCAATAAATTTTTCGTATTCATCTATTAATGTTCTTATGTATCTTCTAATAATTTTTTGATTTTTTAAAGGTTCATATCTAGGCAAACCTTTAAGTTGATCTGCTTCTGATCTTTTAAGTCCTGCTAACCAAGGTTCAAACAAACCAATCATTTGAAATTGTTTGTAAGGTATGTTATACCTTTTACATACATTTTGTAAAGTTATGTAACCTAGTAATGATTCTCTTACCCAACCATAAATATCGCCAGGTCTTTTTATTCTACTATTAAACCATTTTGATATAGGCATACCATTCTGCCAATCATCTCTATTTGATTGTGACCATGCAGCCATAACAAGACCTATCTCATCTTTAGGTGTTCTTTCTATTGTGTCTAATAAAGTTTGCAATATATACCTGTTACCTGCACCGTTAGTTGCTAAATTAATTACTTCCATATTCAATTTCTTTCCAAGTAGTTCAGGCCATTTTGACCACGAAGTATCCATATCAGGATACGCTGAAGAAATATATTCTTTAGCTGTATAACTACAACCACTTACTATTAATTTTTTCATATAATATTTCCGCTATTCTCACTTGTCCTAGTGCGTTAGGGTGTCTGTCCAATTCAGATACTCTATGTTTTTCTTTTAATAGACTTTCAATAGTGTATCCTTCTAATTTTTGATCTGTGGGCCAACCTAAAAAATTATCTTTAAACTTATATCTGCTACTTTTTAAAGTTTTTAAATAAGTCATCATCATGGTATCACGTACATATTCTATTCCATGTTTTTGCATTTCCGCAAATTGTTGAAATTTATCTAACTTTGCTTGCATGTCATTTTCATTTAAAGCTGAATAATCTATACCGTTTGTTATTTCCCAAATATGACCTCTAATTAAACTTATCATTTGAACTTGATTGTAAAAAAGTGCTTGATCGGCAACTCTAGTTTTTTGTTGTTCCATTAAATTTTGAAACGCATATTGGTATCTTATAGTTTTATTAATCCAATATTTTATATCTCCTTTTGTATCCGTTCTAATATTATTCCAATTTGTAACATTTTTTATTATATCTCTATACTTATTGTTAGCAAAGGCTTTATCATTTCTCGTACCTGTCCAACTAGATGTTTTTTCCCAATCACGTCTTGGTGCTGATGACCATGCAGCTATAACATGACCTACTTTATTAATATCAATTTCTGTTAAATAATCTGATAAAGAACTATAGATATATTCATTTCCCATTCCTGACTTGCAAAGATTAACTGGTTCCATATTCATTTTCTCTGCTAAAATTTCAGGCCATTTAAGCCACGTAGTATCCATTGAGGGATGTTGCATAGAAATAAAATGAGGATCACCCCAACTACAACCACTAACTACAAGTTTCTTCATACTTTATTTTTTACTATTGATTTACCTTTTTCATCTAAATGATGTTCTATTTTTATATTATCATCTGGTCTAATTAAACAATGATACAGACAATTTTTAGGCACTTTACTATGATCGCCTGCCTCACCGTCTTTCATAATTTGTTCAAACTCTCTCCATTCATCTGACAATACTATTTCATCTATGTTTTCTGCCTCACTTACTTTACTTACTTTTAACATTTTTTGAAATAATGGTGTGCTTAATGTCCATTCTTGGTCGCACCAACAACAAGGTAATAGATGACCTCTATTACTCATAGCCATTTGCATTTTGCCGTTCATACATTGAGCAACAAATTTACCTTCTAGTTTATCTTTTTTATCTGACATTAGGTCTTACGTATCCTTTATATCCTAAATTATATTCTTTTGATTGAGGTCTTAATGGGTCATCTTCTCCCATCCACCTTGACGAGTGTAACACTATGAACATTAAACCCTCATCTATTGCCATTTGTTTCGCCTTTTCTAAATTGTGTTCATTGTAACTAAACACTATAAACTGCCAAGATGGCGTTTGTTTTAAGTGTTTCTTTGCTTCTAACATAACTTCATATAATTTTTTACCGTCTTGGTTAACACGATACATGTTACTTTCTTCAGGTAAACCATCTATTGCAAATATCCATTTTGCTTTAGGGTGTGCCTTAAACGCTTGTACGTACCAACTTTTAGATTTGGCAGATGAGGCATTATGTACTGTAACTTGTATATCTTTATTATACAGGTACTCTAATATCTCAACAAACTTTGGATGATGTACAGGATCAGATAACTGACCACAAAAATTAAATGATGAAAAATAATCAGATAACTTTCTTATCTCGTCCATTGTAGCATCCCGACCATAAACTTTTCTGCCTTCAAGTGTAAAGTTAGTTTGTCTTTGACATCTCATACACTCTAAAGGACACCTATTGCTTATGTCAATATTTATTCCTTTCTTTGATCTTCTATAAAATGCTATATCACTCATCTTAAATGTTTTAGTAAATTTTCTATTTTATCTTTTTGTTCAGTTAAACATTTTGCAGGTCTTTTCCAATATACAGGTCCACCATCTTTAATAGATTTATCTCTTAAATAAATCACTTCTTTTCCTAACCATTTACATTCTTGTATAATTCTAGGTGCAGGATCAAAGTTAGGTTTAGTGTAAACATAAGTGTCAAATAAACCTAATAGATTTTTAACAGGTACGAATACATGATTATGTTTTTGACTTATGTACTTATCTTTGTATGCTATGATACCATGTGACGTATAATTTTTTATATGTTTTTCTACTTCTCTATAATATGTTTTATTTGTTCCTAAGAATAGATATTTAAATTGTATGTTATCTTCTATAGGTTTGTATATACTAAAGTTTATTATTTTTTCAAATTGTTCGCCTACACCATTTACATATACCTCATGGTCGCATAAGTCAATTACTTCTTTGGGTTCATAAAAATCTAGTGCGATAGGATATTCTTTAACATGGTTTTCTGAATATACAGATATAAGTTTATTACTAAACAAACTGTGTAATGTTAATTTTTGTTCTTCAGTATAACTATTGTAATCAAGGTATGCAAGTGTTAACATACTTCTACCCATAATCAAAGTTACGTCATCTGACCGTGGCATATAGTCATTAAACACTATGTTTTCAAACTTTGTATAACACTCATTTATTGCGTCAATGTAATCTTGTATTATGTGTTTTTTATTGGGTATAACAATCAGTTTGGCACTTATACCTAGGTCGTTGAGAAAACAACAATGTTCATAACTGTAATGAAACAGACCATCACCTGGTTTACTTGTACATACTATATTTACATTTTTCATAATATATTATAACATATTTATGTATAAATATCAATAGAGGGTAGAGTAGAGAATTAAGGAATGAAGCTTGAAAAAGGTATATTTTACTCAAATAAACAATCTAATTGCTGACGCTATCTTTTTACCGTTAAGTGTTGCTTACATATGGGAATATTGTAAGACACAGGTAACAGATTGGGAATTAGGAGACATCTTCTTTGAAAGAGAGTCCGTAGAGGACTATCTAAAAAAGATTGACAATCCTGACATCTTAGCATTATCAACATACGTGTGGAACTGGGACATAACTTGTCAGTTAGCAAGAGCAGTCAAAAAGAAATATCCTAATTGCAAAATAGTAATGGGTGGACCACAAGTGCCATTCAAACAAAGTTGGTTAGAAGACAATACTGACCTATGCGATATTATAGTTACATATGCAGGTGAAAGAGCATTTGCTGAAATACTAAAAGGTAACTATACGTACCCAGGCGTAATGACAAAAGACTCTTATACGCCACCTAAACCAGATAAAGAATTAAACGACATACCAAGTCCTTATTTAAGTGGGTTGATGGATAGTCTTATGCAACCTGGTAAACAATATAGTGCTATCATAGAAACTAATAGAGGTTGTCCATATAGTTGTTCTTTCTGCGATCAACAAGATTTATATTACAATAAGATTGCCATGTTTGATTATGATAGAGTAATAGGTGAGATAGATTGGATTGTAAAAAATAAAATTGACTTCTTATACTTTGGTGATAGTAATGTAGGTATGTTCAATAGAGATGTTGACTTTATAAGACACATCGCTAAACGTAGAAATGAAACTGGTTATCCTAGACAGATAGATTATAGTACAGCAAAACAACAACCAAAACGTATTGTTGAGTTGGGTGAAATACTTAATAAAGAAGCAAAGATAAGACGTGGTGTTACTATTGCTTTACAAAGTATGAATCCTAAAACATTAAAAGCAATCAAAAGAATTAATCTTGCAAATGAAAAATTAGAACAAATTGTTGGCGACTATAATAAAGCAGGTGTTGATAATTATTGTGAACTAATTGTAGGTTTACCTGAAGAAACATTAGACACATGGATTGAAGGTATAGGTAAGATACTAGAATTAGGAAGTGACCATGCGTTAACAGTACACCCTTTGAGTATTGTACCTAATACTCCTTTTTCTGATCCTGAATATAAAAACAAATACGGATACAAATATACAAAGACAGCTGCACCTGCAGGTGGTAATACTTATCCTAAAGATAGTAATGGTGAGATTGATTATGTTGCATATGAAAGTAAAAGTTTTAGTAAACAAGATTATATAGACATGTATTTTTTCGCTAAAGGTCTTGTGATACCTCATCACTATCATGGTGTTAGTCAAGTTGCAGCCACATATCTTAACCGAGAACACAATGTACCATTTATAGATTTTTATAAAAAACTATTTGAGTATAGTAGAAATGGTAATGGCATACTAAATGAAGAATATAAAAATCACACAAACAGTTTGAAACAAAGTTTATTTGAAGATAAGACATGGGGTAGAACTATTGAAGGTGGCGATGATTTTCATATACAAGATAATGGTGCAACAGCTTCTTTCTTATATAAAAACATAGACAAGGTACATAAAGAAGTTATAGACATATGTAAGAAAGAATATAATGTAGATGTATCAGAAGCGTGCCAGTTTAACAAGCACATTATTGACACATACGAAAGAGATGATACAGAAAAACAATTTGATAAGAATTGGTATAGTTGGTTCTACGATAACAAACCATTAGTCGCTGTTAATAATATCGTATCTGTAGCCGTTTATAAATATAAAGATATAGTAGACCACTCAAAGCATTTATTCTGGTGGGGAAGAAAAGCCAAGAGATGTTTTTTGAAATCAAAGGAGATTATGTTATGATAAGAGTTGGCGATATAATACCAGATATAAAAACTATGCACAAAGATAGTGCAGCCACAAACTGGTATTCTACACACGAATTATTTAAAGATAAAAAGATATTACTAATAGGATTGCCTGGCGTATTTCTTGTTGAGTATGCAGCCACACATTTAAAAGCATACGACTTCTATTACAGCAAGATAAGAGAACTAGGTATTGATGAAGTATATTTTACAAGTGTTGATAATTGTTACGTACAAAACGCATATCACAAATCAGAAAATTTATCGTACCTAAAAAACTTACCTGACCCTAATGGTGATTGGGCCACATCTATAGGTATGTTAGAGAGTATGAGTAAAGAAGGATTAGGAAATTGTAGTCATAGATACGCTATGATTATAGACAATCTAATTATGAAACATTGTAAGTATGAAGACTTTACACACAACCCTATGACGTGTTTTCAAGTATCAGACGCTGATACAATGATTAAGTATTTAGAAATTATACAAACAAATTATGAAAGGTTTAATGATGACGCCAGAGATAAGGTTGACGTCCTTGGAAGAAACAAGATCAGCACCGTATTGTCGTGAGCTAAAAACTCTTTGGTACGATAGAGAATATCTATTAAATCATTTAGAGAATATAGACGAAAACAATTGGTATCTGTTTGATTGTGGTCATATAAGATGGACTGTACAAGAGGCATTTAATGCTAGACGAGAATGTAAAAACTATCCTTTTAGTGAGTTTCATTATGAGTTGATAAATCTTTTTACACCTGCAATATCTTTTGATACTGTATTGTACACACAAACAGCAATAGGTGGTGCACCACCACACCAAGATAGAAACAGACCTACTGCTTTAAACTTTGCAATACGAGGTGAGTTTAGTGATACAAGTCCACAAGTTTTCTATGATAGTTTTGATAGAAGTACAGAAAAGTATAGAATGACATATGAGAAAAATGATATTACAAATGAATTTGCACCTTGGATATTTAAAGGTCCTGAAATACATGGTGTAGAAAACAAGACAGAAAAAAATAGAATTATTATAACTTGTGCTTGGCGACATAATAGTTATGAAGATATAGAAAAAAGATTACTAGATGGTACGTTAGTAAACTGGGAACAGAATGAAAAAAACAAAAGGATAAAATTTATATGAGCAGTGTAGATAGAACAAACAAAGCGCTTCAAAGACTTTCTACTATGGGTGATTGGTTGCAAATGAAACAACACATTAATACTAGACAGATAATGAAAGACCTTGAGCCATACAAAGACTCATGGAAACCTTACAATTTAAGAAACCCAAATAACAGGTGGGGATTAAGTGTAACAAGTTTAGATGGCAAGTTAAGTGGTATACCTGATTTAGATAGTTTACTACAATACAATAAGATACATGGTACTAGTATTACAAATCATCACATAAAAGAATACACCGAAGTATATGATAACTCAAAAGAATTACAGAAACTCATTGAACCATGGAAACCTTGGTTAGGGAGATGTCACTTTCTAAAACTAAACACAGGTGGTTATTTTCCTGAACACTATGATGTAAACAAATTAGAATATGGTTATGATGAAATAAGATTTATTGCTTTCATTAACAGGTGTGATAAAAAAGATTTAAAGTTTATATACGAGGATACAGTTAGAGATGTTAAAGATGGCCAGATGTTTTTCTTTAACGCAAACAAAAGACATTCAGTTTTTAGTACATCGGACGATATTATTATGTTAGTATTTTGTATGAAGTTTGATGAACATTTATTTGAAAGATTAATAGAACAATATAGGTATGCGTAATGTGGTATCATAAAAAATTTAAATTACAATACGATAAAAACGTTTTCAATGAGATAATTGAATATGCTGAAAGAGCAACATGGAGACAAGGGTACGATCAAAATGGTTTACTTTGGAATGTTGAAGAACTACCTTTAAACCCTAAACAGTTTCCTATACTAAATGAATTGTATGAAGGTCTAAATACAGAATTTAAAAGACCATCATTTTTTATTAGTAATGTGAAACCTGGTGGGTTAGTAAACCATATTGACCACAACAAATGGGGCAATCTAGGTATACCTTTGAAAGGTGATTTTGAAAATACACCTCAATACTTTTACGATCAATTCAATCATCCAGTAGAGTCATTCGTAGTTGATAGTCCTGTTATATTCAATACACGTATGTTACACGCTGTACCTAGACAGTTAACTGATACAGGACCTAGATGGGTATTGATGATGGATTTATTTGAGTGGGTTGATAAATTGTTTGCAAAGATTGACAACAAAACTATATGGACAGACACAAAGAATTTCAAAAATGCGTAACTTCTATTTTCTACAGATACCTTTAGGTACAGACGCAGCCTATCTGCCACAAGCAGTAGGTACGATCTGGTCTTATTGTAATCAGTTTGAAGAAGTACGAAAGAAATATAAACTTGCAGGTGTATGGTGGAACAAAGAGATTGATATAGTTGAACCTGATTTTATAGCTGCAAGTTGTTATATGTGGAACTGGAAAATAACATATGACGCATTGAAAGAAATAAAAAAGAAGTATCCTAAATGTAGAATAGTTGTAGGTGGACCTGAACCACAATATACATCAGAATGGTGTAAAAAACATCCTGAAATAGACGCTGTGTTAGCATACTATGGTGAAGAAACAATGAGAAGATTACTAGTAGATGATGAACTTAACATACCAGGTGTTGTTACAAAAGACTTTAACAATGCAGCCGAGGCAGAATATGCCGACCCTAAAATGATACCTAGTCCTTATCTTAATGGTTTCTTTGATAGTTTACTAGAAGGCAACACACAAAAAGTCAGAGCAATCTTTGAAGGCAATAGAGGTTGTCCTTATACTTGTTCTTTCTGTGACATAGGCCATAAGAAATATACAAAGATACAAATGTTTGAAACAGAAAAATGTTTAAAAGAACTAAAATGGATGTGTGATAGAAATGTAACTGCTATAGATGTAGCAGATAGTAACTTTGGTATATTTCCTAGAGATGAAAAACTTGTAGATTTTGTAGTAGAACAAAAGAAGGCAGGTAAATTCAATGGTAGATTTATGCCTACGTGGGCTAAGACACATGGTGAAAAGATAATGAAGTTAGCAAAGAAATTGCAAGACGCAAATGTAGATGACACTTTTGGTTTTAGTTTACAATCTACAAATCCTGAAACTTTAGATAATGTCAATAGAAGAAATGCGTTTGATATTAAGAGTTTCAAACCTATCATAAAGAATTTAAAAGACAAAGGTGTTTCATCATATACAGAATTAATCTTTCCTTTGCCTGGTGATAGTTTAGAAACATTTAAGTATGGTCTACACGAAATAGTTGACATGCCTGCACCATTTGATATGATACAGATTAATACTTTAAGTAGATTAAGTAATACAGAATTTAACACAGGTTTTCCTGAAATGATATGGCAAAATATTAAAGGTACTGCAAAGCCATATAACAATGATGTAATAGATGAGATTGCTGTTGCAACAGATAAGATGACAAGAGATCAAGTCTTTGAAGGTTTCTTTTATAGTAGAAGTTTCTTAATACCAATGTACTGGTATGGTCTAGCAAAGTATCATGCTGATTGTTATTATGAAATTAATGGTAATAGAAGTGAATTATTTAAAGACATATATTCAAAACTATTTAAAAACAAAACATTTATGAAACACAAACTAGATGTTAGAGAACATTATTTTAAAGCACTTAATGAGTACAAAGACATTGGATATAAGATACTTAATAAAGATATAAATTATTATACAGATACAGCTTATTCTCACTTGTTCTATACCGAGAATAATATATTTGATGTGTTCAAAGAAATGTATCCAGAATATGATGAGATTATTGATCGCAACAAAAAAGATTTCAGACCTATTGACGATAAGATGGAATGGCTCAGAGATATACACGTTAGAGGTAGATTTAGTGAGTCTTGGAGAATAAAATGATAAACAAATTAATATGGAATAAAGTAGAAGAATTATTTTACTGGAACATATCAGTAGATAGCCCTATCAATCAATTACCTTTTACAATGGATTTTATTCTTGCTTGTCAAAAAGAATTTTCTATGACAGTAAGAGATAAAGAATACCCTATACATCTAGGTGGTATAATGGATTGGCACGATAAAACAATGGGCGATTTCGTAAAAGAAATAGATAAACAATATCAAAGTAATTACTTTGTAGCAGAAAATGGCACAAGTACAACAGGTGTCGTAGGTGAAATAAAAGATGTAAACGATAAACCTATTACAAACAAATGGAATATAAGAGGTGAAGCTCTTGTTAAAAGATTACAAGCAATGCAAAAAGAAAGACCTAATTTAACAATATTAGATATGGGTTGTGGTGTAAATGAATATAAGAAACATTTAAATAATGTTACAGGCGTTGATCCATATAGAAAAGAAGCAGACATAATCTGTAGTCAAGCAGATTTTAAACCTGCTGATGATATAAAATGGGATGTAATTATATGTTTTGGTCCTCAAAACTGGTATACGTATGATGAACAATATAGAAACTTTATGACGTTAAAGAATTGTTTAGCACCTAGTGGTCTATTATTATGGTCACATGTTCATAATTACTATAAAGTATTTCAACCAGATCACCCACATGGTCATACTTGGATACATGGCGATTTAGAACATGCACAAAAAAATAGTGCGTTTTATTTTTATGATAGAAACTGGAAGTACACATGGTACTTTAACTGGACTGAACATGCTGTAAATACACTTGCAGGTCATGTAGGTTTAAAAATAAACAAAGTTGATTACGACCATTGTAATTTATACAGACCACCTATGTACAGAATATTTACGGAGATGACACATGGTTGAACAAGGTAACTTCTTTGTCAAATGTCATAACATTTATTACAATCAACAATGGTTGATAGATGTATTAGATAGTTTGAAACCTAGTGATTGGGTAAACGGAGTTAGTAGAACAGGCGTAGCATGGAATGTTAGTGAGTGTAGAAATATACCATATGAGAATATGTGGAAAGATATTGTAGAGAATATGAATTTAGATCAAGTCGGTAGTACAGAAAGAACATTCCATGGTGAAAAACCATGGGCATTCTTTTCTAAATTACCACCAGGTGGTATAAATTTACACTACGACCACAGACGTTGGGGTGCAATATTATTTCCTGTAAGAGGTAAGTTTGAACTCACACCTCAAATATTTGCAACAGAAAACTATACAGAAATAGAAAGATTTAATTTTGAAAAAAGTAAGATACATGATAATGGTACACCTGTATTTTTTGATAGCAGAGTTTTACATGCTGTACCTACACCTTTAGATTTAGAGGAAGAAAGAGTTGTATTTTCTGTTAACATACACTCACATCCTACAGAAATGTTTAAGAAAGCTGTTGATGGTACATGGTTAAATAAGAATACAGAAAACATAGGTGTATCTAATGACTAATTTCTATTCTATACAAGCAGATAAAATGAAATTTAATTTAGATATGTTAGTTGATCTATACAAAACAGTAGATCAAACAAAGTGGGTACATAGACAAGATAAGTTACCACAGTATTGGCCTATTGATGAAAACAGCACGTTTGATCGTAACCATGAATTTTACAGACTACTAAAAGAAAACATAAATGCTGATATAGATGAAACGAGAGTATATTTCAGTAGAGTACATCCAGGTGGTATACCTAACCATTGGGATTTTGAAAATTTTACTAAACTACAATTTCCTGTTATATGTGATGAAGAAGATAACGATTGGTCAAAGTCGCCTGTTATCTTTATAGATCAATTTGACCAAGTTGTAGAAAGAGTAGAACATACGAATAATACGCCTATAATTTATAGTGCGAATTACATGCACGGAACAATCAAATCTTTAGATAATACAAACGATAGAATTACTTTTGTTGTTGATATTAAGTATTGGTTTGCCAGAGTTAGATCAAAATATAACAACGGTACTTTGTTTACAAACAACAAAGCGTTTTGGAGTATGGCATGAACAGGTGGGATATAACTGTTAAACAAAGTAACTATGATTTCAATCCTTTTAGAGAAAGCGATCATGGTAAATACTTTAAGACAGTTACAAACATTTATGAGGACTGGTCAAAGGAATTAGAATATGCAAACAAGCAACAATATGATTTCTATTGGCCTAGTCCTGTAAAACCAGGTGGCGATCATTTTGATTATGAGTATGAAAATAAACTAGTAGAAGATTGGGGTATACCTAAAGACTTTGTAATCTACAGAATGTGGACTGCAACAAAGAAAGAGTGTCCTATATTGTGTGGTCTAGCAGACAAGTTAGGTTTAGAAGACGCACAGGTAAATATACAAACTCAAACTACAGGTATGATGTTACATTTACATATTGATAGTTTAACAGGTTTAAGAAAAGAGAGAAAAGATCAATCATCAAGCAGAGCAACTGATCCTGAATGGGGTAGAGTTTTTGTTATGTTAGAAGATTGGAAACCAGGTCATATTATTCAATTTGGGAATACATATGTACCACCATGGAAAGCAGGTGATGTAGTATGGTTTGATTGGGCAAACATACCACATAGTACTGCTAACACAGGACCATGGCCTAGAACAATTGCAAAAATAACAGGTAAACAAACGCCTAAATATAAAAAACTACTATAGGATAAATTATGAGATTATTGATTATATTATTATTTTTATTTGTATCTACAAAAACTTTCGCTGAAGACAATCGTTTTGATTGTAGTTGGGATGATGACCCACCTTGTATAGTGATTCCTGTAGGTAGCTTAAATAATTCAAACGCATTAGGTGATAGAATAACACCTACAACAACAATTACAAAAACAGAAATAAGAGAACACAATCTAATTGATTTACCAAGTGTTTTAAATTACGTATCAACACTAGACGTTACACAATCAGGACCAAAAGGACAAACTGGTTCTGTATTTTTAAGAGGTACAAACTCTAATCACACTTTAGTTTTATTGAATGGTATACCTATCAATGATACATCAACACCTACAGGTGCATTTGACGTTGGGCAAGACTTTATGTTTAACGTTGTACAAATAAATGTATATAAAGGTGGTGCAGGTGCTCATTGGGGTGCAGACGCTGTAGGTGGTGCAATTAATTTTATAACAACTGTAGATTACGATAAAAGATATAATGTATCAGGTAATGGTAATGATAAAACTATAAGTGGTAATTATTATACTAGATTAAATGACTTTGATATATCTGTTTCAGCAGGTGAACATGAGTCTAAAAATGTTTCTGCTTTATCAGGTGCTGATGAAAAAGACGGTACAAAAAATCAGACTATAGGTGTCAATGTAAGTAAATGGTATGATATGATACATTGGCGAGCATCTTGGTTTACAAGAAATACGTTTACAGATATTGATGGTCATAGTCTTGCTGTACAAGATGACAAATGGTCTGATAATAGTTTTTATGCTTTTCAAACAGGTATAGATTACTTTAATAATAGTTTAACTTTTCATACACACGAATATGAAAGAATTTATGATGACGCTAATTATGATAGTCAAAATTGGTCGTTAAGAGGTGTTCATCAAAGACAAAATTGGGGAATAGGTTTTGATTATAAACATGATGAAAATTATGGTAAATCTGCATGGTCAGAAAACACAGGTAGAAATCATGGCATGGGATACTTCTTTAATTTTTCATACAACATATTATCATATCATCATAGATTTGATGAAGACCATGAAACTTATAAAATAGGATTCTTACAAGAATTAGACGATGGTTTAAGTATAAGTGGTAGTCACTCAACGTCATATAAAGATAAAACATTATACAGCGATGTAGTATATGGTGACTCACAAGAGGTAACGTTAACTAAAAATAACTTTGCTACTACTATCTTTCAAAATGATATAGGTGATCTGAATACAAATGGTGTAGAGATGTCATATAATACAGGTGATTGGAAACTTTTTGCAAGTAATTTAACAAGTAAAACAAAAGATGTATTATCATTAAGAAGACCAGAATGGTCACTTGGTTTTATTCACAATAAGAAGTTTGAAAATAACTTTACTTTAACTACTAACTACAAATACAAAGGTAAACATTTAGATATACATAACTCAAACTGGTCTACAATATCAATGCCAGAAACACATTTAGTTGATTTAAATCTAGGTTATAACTATCATGGATTTAATTTTGGTGTAAGTCTAAACAATCTATTGAATGAGAAGTATGAATCACCTCATGGTTTCTCACAAGAAGGTAGAAAGTTTACTTTAGGTTTTAACAAATCATTTTAATGTACGATACAATATTTTGGGCTATAATAGGAACTTTAAGTGGTGTCATCTTTGGTGTAATACCAGGTGCAGGACCTTTTGTTGCAACGGCAACTCTATATCCTTTTCTAACACATATAGAGCCTGTCAATGTTATGATGTATTACGTAACAGTTTTGATTGCAACTAATTATACAAATAGTGTAACTGCTATTCTGTATGGTATACCTGGTGACGCCACAGCAATGAGTACTGCAAGATATGGTCACAAATTATTCTTAAAAGGTTTTGGTAATCTAGCAGTTGCTTCTAACGCTGTAAGTAGTACAGTAGGAGTTATATTTGCTTTTACTGTTTTTATTTTTGTATTGCCTTGGATCATAGAAGTTTTTAGATTTTATAATAGTGTACTACAGACAGTTATTGTTGCAGCTGCAATTATAATGATTACACTATTGACAAAACAAAATAAATTGTTTACAATAATACTGTTTTTATTCGGAGGCATGATTGCAAAAGTAGGTATAGACCCTATTACATTTGATAGTTTTTTGACTTTCAATAACTCATACCTCGCAATCGGAATACCTTTTGCAAGTGTGATGATAGGATTATACATAGTGCCAGAACTAACAAAGTTAAATAGTTTTAAAGTAGAAGTACCTAAACGTATAAATACTTTTACAGTTGGTAAAGATACAACTACGCCTACACTCATAGGAAGTTTTGTAGGATTTTGGTGTGGTCTTATACCAGGTGTAACAAATATTCTTGGCAGTTATGCAAGTGCAAATATTGTTAAAAGGTTTTTCAAAAAACCTGTACTTAAAAGCATAGCAGCCGCAGAGGCAGCAAATAATAGTGGCGCCTTATCATCACTATTGCCTTTGCTTATACTAGCGATACCCATTACGGGAAGTGAAGTTTTGATTTATTATATTATGTTAGAAGATGGTTTCGTTTTCAACGCTCAAAATACAGTCAAACATTTAGAAAGTATAATTTATATTATACCCTTTGTTACTGCCTTTTGTTTGGGGTTAAGCTGGTACGGTTTCAATCTGTTAGGTAAGATTGCATATCTCTATAAACAATATAGAACAATTGCAAACATCTTACTTCTCTCAATAATTAGCATTGCAAGTATATCAATATTCGCCATACGTGAATGGATGATTATCTGTATATTTGTTTTGTCTATAATCGGGTTCTTAATTAGACGCTGGGATACTAGTCCTATTATTTACGGATACTTTCTAAGCGATCTATTTTACGAAAATTTAATTAGAACATTAATAATCTTATAGGAGATAAAAAAATGAAAAAAATAATGTTAATAATAATGAGTATGTTGTTCAGTACAATGGCATATGCTCAAGTACAAATAATCAATCCTGGTTCACAAGAAGGTGTCTTCAGACAAATTCTTTCTACAATAGGTGATACAACTGACCATAACTTTGTTCAGGCAGATAATCCAGTTACTGCATACACTTATATTGAAGGTGAATCTAATAAACCTATCTTAACGATATGGTCTAGTGAATGGCCAGGTGACGATAGTTTGAAAAGTCCGAAAGTATCTAAAGATAACATTGTAGCTTTAATGACATATGAAACTCTTATGTGTAGTAGAGCATACAATTCACTTGAAGATATGGGTGGACAAACTGTTAAGATTGCGACATGGGGATCAGAACCAGTTGCAAAATTCTTAAAAAATTTAGGTGCAAAATATGATGTAAATTTTGTAGTTGTACCTTATTCTGGCAGCGGAAGTACTACTAAAGGTTATGTTGGCAAAGACGCCGATACTGTCTTTACAATTACTTCACGTCAAGCCGCATTAGAGGAAGATGGTTCTAAATGTATTGCCTTTTCAGAAAAAGGTGAATTAGGTTTTAGATTTGTTGACGCAATCATCACCATTAATGCTAACTACGCCTTAACAAATGAATTACGTTCTGCTGTAACAAACCTCTCTACAACTACCGAGTGGAATAGTAAATTCAAAGGCTCTGTAACTTATGTTGGAAATGGTTCTAATCAAACTATAGAAATGTTTGAAGAGGCTGTTGCTAACTTTAGTAAGTAATACAATTATGTAAGAGCTGGTTGGCATCCTTATAGTTGTCAAACAGCTCTTGCTGATCTCTACCAGTTATGTTAAGATTTACATTAAACTTTTTGTTTTGTAGATTTTGAAATTCAGGTATATTCATACCGACTTCTAACTTCTTATTCAGATAATTTAGATATTGTTCAACGATTTCTATATTCTTTATTTCTTTAATTACACCAGGTTTTAATTGAGTACAACCCCATAGTAGATGATTTGTAATTTCTGGTTCTTTGTTGTTACCTATATTGTTAAATATATTATTGCCAGGTAACTTATCTAATATATTAATAAACTGACCTATACGTGTATTAAAGTCTATTGCAATTAATTTTTTACCTGATATGTGAAAGTCAGGACCTGCAAAGTACATATCTTTTACTTTTAGTTTATCAACTATAGTCTGTACGAAACCATACATTATTCTATGTTGCTCTTCATCTACTTCACTCACAGGTATAGACCATACTGCCATATCTTTTGCGATATCACTTTTCTTACTGATTGAATGTTGATCTATAGGATTTTTATGAAAGTCTAATATGTCGCCATACTTTACTTTAGCATTTCTTACATAGAATAAACAATCTACTTTACCATCTTTAACATAACCATAAGGTGATATAGATGGCTCTTCAGACCAATAGTATTCTTGTGCCATAATTTTACAAGGTACATTATTAAAGTTTTCATTTTGAATACCTGTTTTATTGATTTCAAAAAAATCATTATGATAATTTAGTTTACTTAAATGATCTAAAAAATGATGTTTGTTATTCCATCTTCTATACTCTATTATAGGTGTATTCTGATCTGATTTAGGATAGAAAGAATTACTACCAGTACCGATGTCAGGTTTTGTAAAAAACTCATTGCCATCAAATACATCTAGTTGACTATGAAAGGTAGGTGTAATACTTTTAGGTACGTTATGTTGTAGTCCTATTACTCTACAAAAATCATCAAGTTTCTGTTTATTACTAAACACTTCAGCTGCAAAGGCAGACATATTGTTTATACCGTAATAACTTTCTAATTGTGCTTGAATAGGAAATAAATTTTCTGATACACAAAACACTTTATCACAAGATATAATTTGTTTTGTGATTTCTATTATATCAAACTTCTTTGATACAACTAAATCGTCTATGTGTTTTATGAAAGGTTTGTAGCGATCGCCTGACTTGTTTGGCACCACATCACAAACCAATGTGATGTGGTTATTTAAATTCGCTGTGATAAGACCTTCGGTCTTGTTAAGACTACGCTTATGTGATAATATAACTACATTCATTCATAATATATATGTGTTGATTAAATATTAACTATTCAGCTGATGTATCAAAATGATTCAAAACTCTTTCATCCGTAACAACCGCTCCTAATTCTTCAGAATTTATAAGATCATCAACAACTGGTAAAGCAGCTGCTTTTTCTTTCCACTCTTTGTATAAAGCTTCAGTTTCAAATTCTTTTACAATTAAAACTGATTTCTTATCATCATTTAAAGTAGCATACTTATCTATTACATATAGTGCTTCGTTGTTAATGTGTTGGTTTATGTCATCTTCGCTTATTTCTGTTGATGAACTTTTATTAAAAAATTCCTCTACTGATCCAAACGTTAACGACTCATTTTTATTAGTTAATTTCCATTGTTGAATATGTGTTTCCATTAGTTAAACTCCTCTATTGTTTCAGTTTTTCCGTTATCGTTTGTACCCCAAGGTGTTATTTCTGCAAACAATCCTTCTTGTTCCGATAAATTAAAATCTATATTGGGCAATAAGCTTCTTTTCTTTTTCCATTCGTTATACATTGTAATGTTTTCAAATCTTCTAACAATTATAACTGCTTTGTTGTCATTTGTTAAGACACCCATTTTTTCATATATATAAGTTTTATTTACTTCTTCGTGTGCCTTTAAATCTTCTTCATCTGTAGTTCCAGTATATGCTGAGTCAAAAAATTCATCAACTGACTCATAAGTTTTGTTTGGATCTACTAAATTTTTATATAAAAATTGTATATCTATTGCCATAATTTAACCCCAAATTGATTAATACTATTATTTATACGTATAAATACTACTATGGCAGCTACAGCTAATTATAATATAGACCAAGGTGCAACTTTCAGTTCAACTGTAACCGTAAGGGATAACAGCGGAGATCCGTTAGATTTAACGGGTTATACGGCAACTGCAAAAATGGCTTTGGGATATAGTTCCACAAGAACGAGAACAGATTTAACTATTGTGTTTGATAGTGATAGAACATCAGGAAATGTTACAATGTCATTAACTGCAACACAAACGGCTGCTTTAGAAGCGCCTGCAAGATATGTTTATGATTTAGACATAACAGATTCTTCAGGAACAGTAACAAGAATAATTGAAGGTCTAATTACAACTAGACCTAACGTATAATAGGAGAAAATATGAGTAGTGAATTGAACACAGCAACAGACGTAACTAAAGAACAAACTTTTACAATTGATGGTAAAGACTATAAAAGAAGTGAGTTAAATACAAAAACTTTAAATAGTATTATCATTAGACAAGACTTACAAGCAACCAGAGTTAAGTTGTCTTTAGAGTTAGAAAAAGTTGCTATTTTACAAAAACACTATGATGATATTATTGCCAGTGAATTGGGTATTGATACATCAAAAGAAGCTGAAAAAAAGTAGTTATTAATTAGTTTTACATTACCTTATTATTATAAATATTATAAACTTACTAGTAATAAGGTAATATGTCAGACAGAATAACAGCTACAATTAATAATAATACTTCGGGACCGAGAAGCGTTTCCGTTACCGTACCATCAGCTTCAACAAGGTTAAATGCTTTGAGTGATGTAAATGCCACATCATTGGCAGATGGTGCAATGTTACAATATGATAATGATTCTAAAAAATGGACAAGTCGAAATGATATAAAAACTGAAAGTGGTAATTTAATTCTTAACGGTGGCACATTTTAAAAAAAAGGGAGAGATTTTAAATGGCAACAATAATCAAAATTAAACGAACCACTGGTGCTAATGCACCCAGCGGCCTTAACCAAGGGGAACTAGCTTATGTCTATGATACTTCAGCAACCGATAGTGGTGCTGGTGGTAACGGTTATAGGTTATTCATTGGTGATCCAACATCTTCATCTAATTCAGCAATTGAAATTGGTGGAAGATATTACACACAACTTTTAGACCACACACCAGGAACGCTAACTGCGTCTTCTGGTTTAATAGTAGATTCTAATAAAGCAATTGATGAATTGTTTATTGGTAATAATGCTACTACAGGTGTTACAATAAAATTAAACGAAGGTACTAATAACGGTGCAAACTTTGTAGCTCTTAAATCTCCCAACTCATTAGCTGCAGACGTTACTTATACTCTTCCAGGTACTTACTCAAACGGTCAATTTTTAACAGTTGATGGTTCTGGTAATTTAAGTTTTGCTGCTATTCCATCAGGTTCATTTACACTTGCTGGTGATAGTGGTACTGACACATTTACTACTGGTCAAACTTTAACGTTTACTGGTGACACAGGAATTACTACATCTATTACAGATAATGAAATAACAATAGATTTAGATGACACTGCTGTAACTCCAGGTAGTTATGGTTCTTCAACTGCAATTCCAACATTTACTGTTGATCAACAAGGTCGTTTAACAGCGGCTGGTACGGCTACAATATCAACAACTTTAGATATTGCTGCTGATAGTGGTACAGACGATGGTGTTGCGTTAGGTTCAGACACATTAACATTTACTGGTGGTACAAACATTGATACTTCAGTTTCAGGTGATACAATTACAATTAGTACACACGCTGACGTACTAACAGCTTCATCAACACATACTTTAACAAATAAAACATTTGACGCAAATGGAACTGGTAACTCTATATCTAATATAGAAGTTGCTGATTTTGCTTCAGGTGTTGTTGATACAGATTTAAGTTCTGTTTCTGCAAGTGATAATACACTTGCTTCTGCTAAAGCAATTAAAGCTTATGTTGACTCACAAGTTACAGCACAAGATTTAGATGTAACAACAGATTCAGGAACAATTGCTATTGATTTAGATAGTGAAACATTATCTGTTTCTGGTGGTACTGGTATTGATACGTCTGCTACAGGTAATGCAATTACAGTAGCTATAGACAGTACTGTTGCTACATTAACAGGAAATCAAACTTTACAAAACAAAATAATTGATAGTGCAAACAACACTTTAACATTAGATTTATCTGAAGGTACTTTAACTGGTACAATTGCTGAATTTAATAGTGCGTTAAGTGATGGTTCTTTTGCTACATTAGCAGGAACAGAAACACTATCAAATAAAACACTTACAGCACCTAAATTTGCTGACGCTGGTTATCTTGCTGACGCAAATGGTAATGAGTTAATTCTATTAAGAACAACTGCAAGTGCTGTTAATGAATTACAAGTTACTAACGCTGCTACTGGTGATGGTGTAGAGATTGCTACAACTGGTGGTGATACTAATATTGATTTAGTATTAAATCCAAAAGGTTCTGGTACTGTTGATGTTAATTCAAGTAGAATTACAAACGTTACTGATCCTTCAAGTGACCAAGACGCTGCTACAAAAGCATATGTTGATAGTGTTGCAAACGGATTAGATGTAAAAGAAAGTGTTAAAGTTGCTACAACAGCAAATTTATCTGCTACATATGATAATGGTGCAGGAACATTAACAGCTGGTTCAAATGGTGCAATATCAATTGACGGTGTTACTTTAAGTCAAGGTGACAGATTATTAGTTAAAGATCAATCAACAGATACTCAAAACGGTATCTATACTGTAACAACTGTTGGAGATGGTTCAACTGCATATGTATTATCAAGAGCTCCTGATGCTGACACAGCTTCAGAATTAACTGGTGGTACTTTTTTCTTTGTTGAACAAGGTTCTACAAATGCTGATAATGGTTATGTTGCTACACATAACGGTACACCAACATTTGGTTCTACAAGTATTACATTTGCTCAATTCTCTGGTGCTGGTCAAATAAGTGCTGGTGATGCTTTAACAAAAACTGGTAATCAATTAGATGTTGCTGTTGACGACACTACAATTGAAATATCATCTGACGCATTACAAATTAAATCAACTTATACTGGTCAAACATCAATCACAACATTAGGAACTATCAATCAAGGTACTTGGAATGGTACAGTTATTGACGAAGTATATGGTGGTACAGGACAATCTTCTTACACTACTGGTGATATTTTATATGCAAGTGGATCAAACACACTTGCTAAATTAACACTTGGTGCAAGTGGTAAAATTTTACAATCAGACGGTAGTAATATTGCGTACGGCGACCTAGACGGCGGAACTTACTAATCGTTTATATAAGAGAGATATATGGCGACAGTTATTAAGTTAAAAAGAGGTACTGGCACTCCAACTATAAGTGATCTTGTAAGTGGAGAGGTAGCAATTGATACATCATCTCAAAAGTTTTATATCAATGACGCTGGTGTTATAAAAGAAATAGGTGGTGCGGCTGCTGCTGGTAATGGTGCATTAGTTGATTTAACCGATACAAATTTTACAACTCAACTACCTAGTCAAATTTTAAATTATAATGGTACTGAATGGAAAAATGATTTTCAACATAATGTTGGTAAAAGAGTACCCTTTACAAAAACAGATGGTACAGAAACCACTCTTGCTCTTGTAAATAATAAAGATATGACTACAGTTAATGGATTTTTAGATCACGTTGTTGTGCAATCATATTATTTACCGTTTACAACTGCAAATGGAACATCAATACAAACAATTAGACCAGGCCATATGCCAACAATGGAAGGAATATAAGATAAATGAGTTCTAAAACACCAATACGAGCAACGTTTAATGGATCTGAAGTATCAGGTCTTGCCGAATATCAATCAGGTGAATTTATTGATCTATCACACGGAGGTCTTGGTGCCTCTTTATCTATTGGTACCACAGGTCAGGTTTTAAAAGTCAACTCTGCTGGTACAGCTTTAGAATTTGGTAACGTTGAAGCGATTGTAAACATTGATAACGCTATTGATTTAACAAGTTCAACACTTGCGGCTAGTGATCAAATTTTATTATCAGATGGTGGAACTGAAGGTAGAGTTACATTATCACAATTAGATACTTTATTTTCTGGCACTACACAAACTCTAACAAACAAAACTTTAACCGACCCTATTATTTCAAATACAATTATATTTGAAGGTTCTACAGTTAATGATTATGAAACAACTTTACAAGTTACAGACCCTACTGCTGATAGAACAATTACTTTTCAAAATGCTAGTGGTACAGTTGCTTTCTTATCAGACGTATCTGGTGGTGGTCAACCTGGTGCATTTACAACATTAACACTTGATAACAACATTGTTTTTGAAGGTGCTACAGCTGATGAATATGAATTAACTTTATCTGTCGCTGATCCAACAGCAGATAGAACAGTTACCATACCTGACGCCACAGGCACAATAGTATTAAAAGATACTACAGATACTTTAACTAATAAGTCAATCAGTTTAACAAACAATACATTAACAGGCACATTAGCAGAATTTAATTCTGCTTTATCAGATGGTTCTTTTGCTTCATTAGCAGGAACAGAAACACTTACAAATAAAACTATTGATAGTGCTAATAACACAATTACTTTAGATTTATCTGAAGGCACTTTAACTGGTACTTTATCAGAATTTAATTCTGCTTTATCAGATGGTTCTTTTGCTTCATTAGCAGGAACAGAAACGTTAACTAATAAATCTATAAGTTTAACAAATAATACTGTAACAGGTACTCTTGCTGAATTTAATAGTGCTTTAAGTGATGGTTCTTTTGCTACATTAGCAGGAACAGAAACACTTACCAATAAAACTATTAACACTGCTAATAACACAATTACAATTGTCGAGGCAGACATATCTGATTTACAATCTTACATACTTGCTGACAGTACTGATACGTTATCAAATAAAACAATTGATAGTGCTTCTAATACAATTACGTTGGATTTATCTGAAGGTACTTTAACTGGTACAATTGCTGAATTTAATAGTGCGTTAAGTGATGGTTCTTTTGCTACATTAGCAGGTACTGAAGCTCTTACAAATAAAACTATTAGTGGTTCAAGTAACACACTAACTAACGTTGCTAATGCGTCTTTAATTAATTCAACAATTACACTTGCTGGAGACTCAGGTTCACAAGCAATAGACTTAGGTGACACTTTAACAATTCAAGGTACATCAAACGAAATAGAAACATCACAATCAGGCGATACATTAACTATTGGTTTACCAAGTGATGTAACTATCGGACAAGATTTAAGCGTAAGTAGAAATTTAACAGTTACAGGAAACTTAACTGTAAATGGAACTACTACAACAGTTAATACAACAAACACAACTGTTTCAGATTCAATATTAGAATTAGCAACAGGTACAACAGGAACACCTGCTAATGACGCTGGTATCGTAATTGAAAGAGGAGATAGTAACAACGCATTTATCGGATTTGATGAAAGTGCTGACAAATTTATTGTTGGTACTGGTACGTTTACTGGTGCAACATCTGGTGATTTAACAATTACAACTGGTACATTAGTTGCAAATTTAGAAGCTACAACTGCTACACTAGGCGGTAGTGATATTCTATCAACTGATAACACTAAAACTTTATCAAATAAAACTATTAATCTTTCAAACAATACTTTAACAGGTACAGCTGCAGAATTTAATAGTGCATTGAGTGATGGAACATTTGTTGAAATTGACGCTTCACAAACATTAACAAACAAAACTTTAACTACTCCTGTTATTTCATCTATTTCAAATACAGGAACATTAACACTTCCTACAAGTTCAGATACATTAGTCGGAAGAGCTACAACAGACACACTAACTAATAAAACAATTAGTGGTTCAAGTAACACTTTATCTAATATTGATAACTCATCTTTAAGTAATTCTACAATTACTATTCAAGGAAGTGATTCAAGTTCAGACGCTGTTGCTCTTGGAGAAACATTAATAATTGCAAACGGTGAAG